TACGAAAATCTAGCAGCTGAGGTAGAAGCAGAATAATGGCACAACCATCATCAAGACAAGGATTAATCGACTATGCACTTAGGAAGTTAGGATCTCCTGTGCTTGAGATTAATATTGATGATGATCAAATTGATGATCTAGTAGATGATGCTATTCAATTATTCAATGAGAGACACTTCGATGGTGTTGAGGAAATGTTTCTTAAGCATGAATTTACTCAAGATGAAATAGATAGAGGTAAGGCAACATCAGAGACAGATTCTCAAAATACTGCTGGTATTGTAACCACCACAGGAACTTCAACTTCGATAAGTGGATACGGAACTACCACATCTAGTTTTGTTGAAACTTCAAACTTTATTCAAGTTCCAGATTCTGTCATTGGTATTGAAAAAATATTTAAGTTTGATACTAGTTCAATATCAGGTGGAATGTTTAGTATTAAGTATCAATTATTTTTAAATGACTTATACTATTTCAACTCTGTTGAACTACTACAATATTCAATGGTTAAGAGTTACTTAGAGGACATTGATTTCTTATTAACACCTGATAGACAAGTAAGATTTAATAAAAAACAGAATCGTTTATATCTAGATTTGGATTATAATTCAATACGTGAAGGTGATTTTATTGTCATTGATTGTCAAAGAATTTTAAATCCAGATGATTTTACAAAAGTTTATAACGATCCATTTTTAAAAATGTATGTGACTGCATTGTTAAAAAAACAGTGGGGACAAAATCTAATTAAGTTTAGAGGAGTAAAACTTCCCGGTGGATTGGAATTGAATGGTAGAGAAATATACGAAGATGGAGAAAGGGAATTAGAGGCCATCAAACAGAAGATGCAACTTGAATATGAATTACCTCCTCTTGACTTTATCGGGTAACATGTATGGCACTCAATCCGTTTTTTCTACAAGGATCTCCCGGTGAACAGAGATTAATTCAAAATCTCATAAATGAGCAGTTGCAAATTTATGGGGTTGAAGTCACTTATATTCCAAGAAAATTTGTTAACAAACAAACAATCATTGAAGAGGTTCAATCTTCTAAATTTGATGACAATTTTTTAATTGAAGCTTATGTGAATACCTATGAGGGATATTCAGGTGCTGGTGATATCATGACGAAATTTGGTGTCAGTTTAAGAGATGAAATTACCCTTACAATATCAAAAGAAAGATTTGAAGATTTCATTGCACCATTTTTAAATGATGATGAATATGAACTTGCAACTCGCCCAAGAGAGGGAGATTTGATTTTTTTCCCATTGGGGACAAGATTATTTGAGGTTAAATTTGTTGAGCATGAACAACCTTTTTATCAATTAGGTAAAAATTATGTTTATCAACTTCAGTGTGAACTCTTTGAATATGAGGATGAGATTATTGATACTGGTGTTGATGAGATAGATCGTGAGATTGAGGATGAAGGATTTATCACAACTCTCAATCTTGTTGGAACTGGTGTAACAGCGACAGCTACCGCAGCGATTGCAGTTAATTCTGGTTATTTGAATTCAATTAGTCTTTTAAATGATGGTACTGGATATACAGGCACTCCAACTGTTTCTATAAGCACATGTAGGGAGGCTGGAAGTACGAACGCATCTGCAGTTGCCATAACAACTGAGAGAGCAGGTGTATTTTCAATTAAGGAATTAATTCTTACTAATCCCGGTTCAGGATATACTGTTGCTCCAAGTATAAGAATTCTTGGTGGTAACGGAAGTGGAGCGATAGCAACATGTAATCTTGTTACCTCTGGTGCAGGTGTAATCAGTTTCAACCTCACCGAAGAAGGAAGAGGATATACAACACCTCCAACTGTCACTGTAGCAGGGCCAGTGGGAGTAGGAACAACTGCATTAGTTACTGCTGTGATTGATACAGGAAATACAGTGGTATCATCGTTTAGATTTATAAATCCCGGTTCAGGATACACATCAGTTCCTGCAGTTACAATATCAGATCCAAACATTATTACAGGTCGTGGTAATTTTGAATTTAATGAAATTGTTACTGGACAAACATCATTTACTCAGGCAAGAGTTAGATCATGGGATGCGGATACAAAAGTTCTCAAAGTTACAAACGTCGGTATTGGATCTACAGTTTCTGGATTTATTGCCGGTGAGGAAATTAGGGGAGAGCAAATAATATTAAATGTCTCAAATACTGCATCTGCAACTATCGGTGTCAATACAAATATACTTGGAATTAACACAACAGGTATTGTAGTCGGTGCTGCAATATCTGCTATTGATAATATTGTGGGGGCAGGAATTACTGTTCTTTCGATAGGATCAGGTTCAATTACTATATCACAAAATACAATAAACACCAGTTCTACAACAGTAAATGTTTCAACTGGAACAACTCAATTTATATCATACAATGTTCGTGAATATGATAATCGTGATATATATGATGACTTTAGCAATAATGATGAGTTTGAACTAGAGGCAGATGAGATCATTGATTTCGCTGAAACTAATCCATTTGGTACATACTAATGTTAGGCACTTATTTTTATCACGAAATACTTAGAAAGACGGTAATATCGTTTGGAACTTTATTCAATGATATTCATATACGTCACAATGATAATACTGGCAAATCAATCAGCGATATGAAAGTTGCATTGGCATATGGCCCAATGCAGAAATTCTTGGCGAGACTTGAGCAACAACCAGATCTTAATCGTGCAACTCAAATCACATTACCTCGTATGTCTTTTGAGATGACAAATATTGCCTACGATGCAACTAGAAAGTCTACAATTACACAAACATTCAAAGCATCAGATGGATCTAATTTAAGAAAAGTATTCATGCCAGTGCCATATAATATTGGTTTTGAATTAAATATCTTAGTTAAACTGAATGATGATGGATTACAAATTATAGAGCAGATATTACCTTTCTTTCAACCATCATTTAATTTAACTGTAGACTTAGTAAGCGTAATTGGAGAAAAGAGAGATATAAGTGTGGTCTTAGATAATATTTCATTCCAAGATGATTACGAAGGAGATTTTGCAACAAGAAGAGCATTAATATATACGCTTAATTTTACAGCAAAAACATATCTATTCGGCCCAGTTGCAGATACTCCAGAAGGTCTTATCAAGAAAGTTCAGTTGGATTATCATACCAACATGGATCGTGAGAATAAGAGAAGAGAACTTCGTTATGTTGCAACTCCAAGAGCAGTTAAAGATTATGATAATGCTAACACAGAGGTTCTAACATTTAATATCACAGCAACAGCAGTTAGAATAACAGTAAATGATACATCTAACTTCTCTGTTGGAGATCGTATTGTTATTGATAGTGAAGTTATGAAGATAAAAGAAAAACCTGATGCAACAACTTTAGTTGTACAAAGAGGATTTGATCGAACATTAAAAGTCGAACATCTTGAACAGGCAAAGGTAAATAAATTAACCACAGCAGATGATAATCTTATAGATATTGGTGATGACTTTGGATTTAGTGAGACATCAAGCATCTTTACAGATTCATTGCAATTTAATCCTGCAACAAGGACAGACTCATGATGAACACAAATTTTGGTAGTATTGAAAAATCTCTGAATGTAGAAACATCTATTGTTAAAAAAGATGAAAAACCAGAATTACCAAATGTAGTTCTCAAAAAAGATGATGTTGAAAAAGATTACAAATATACAAGAGGGCAATTATATTCTCTAATAGAAAAAGGACAAGAGGCAATAAATGGAATCATGGAAGTTGCAGGTGAGAGTGCGAGTCCTAGAGCATATGAAGTTGCAGGACAGTTAATTAAATCAGTGGCTGATAGTACTGACAAATTAATGGATCTTCAGAAAAAGATGAAAGATATAGATGAAGATAAATCAAAAACTCAAAATAATGTCACAAATAATGCCTTGTTTGTAGGATCTACAAGCGAGTTATCAAAACTACTAAAACAAGGTATTCTAAATAATAATGACTCAGAAACTGCTGAATGATGAAATCCTGTAAAAAAGGATACTACTATTGCAACACTGATAAAAAGTGTAAACCAATTCCCGAAGGTTCTGTTCTTCGTGATGATGGTTTTTTGATGAAAGAAACCTTAGATGAAAAAGATAAACCATATATAAAAAAATTGGTAAAAAAACTAAGGGGTGGTTCTAAAACACATGCGAAACAAGCAGATGATTTAGAAAAAGCAATGAAGGAAGAAAAGCA